CTGTATTTAAATTTACTCTGCTTCCTGTAATTGCAGTTACGGCTTTTCCAACTATAGTTGGATCTCCAGTAGTAATGTTTATTCTAGATCCATCAGCTGTAACTATAACACCTGTACCTTCTATTACAGATGTGTTGCCTATTGAAAAATTTAATCTACTACCAGTTACTGCAAAATTAGCTTCACCTACTAGTGATACTGTTCCAGTGGACTCATTTATTCTAGAACCAGTAACATTAACAAAAGCGTTAGGGTTAAAACCTGGGTCTCCAAATGGAGATGCTGCAAAGGGTGTTCCTCCAAAATACATATAATATAATCCTTAAAAGGGGACTGTGGGTATGTGGTGGTGACACAGCCCCCATCTAAGAATTATATCATCGTTTAAACCAGGAAGGAAGTCCTAAATGTGGACGCTTGTCGAACATGTTATCCCTCGCTCCTGGAGTTTTACGATTATTATAATGCAGAAAAACTTGTACGCATTCTTTGCCTTTGAATTTTTCTCTCCAATGTTCTAATTCACAACCAGAGTAAACTAGCATATCTCCTGGTTTTAGATCTATTCTAACACCTTTGGTGTTATCCGACACATATCCAACACCTGGTTTAATACCACCTTTTTTAGGATTTGGTTCTAGATATATAGGCCAATCATCACCACCAAGATTCATGGTGGTAGATATCTCACAACTAAATCTATCTTTATGTCTTTTTAATTCATCACCTTTTTTATATATTCTTGCGTAAGTATAAGCCGGATATAATTTTAAACCTGTTGCTTTTTCCATACCTGGTTGACATTTAAGCAATAAAGTTTCCATAGCCATATTTGCATATTGAGAATATGTATTTGGTATCTGTTCATTTTCTCCTTCATAGTATCCTATAATATTTTCAAATGGAGAAAAGTATCTAGCCTGTCTACAAGTATCATAAACTTGTTTTTGCATACAAAAATAATTTCTAATAAAAGCTGCTAAGTCTTTTGATATTGCTTGTTTAATAACTGTGTATTTATTTTTTTTAAAACTCATTAGAAATAATTAAAATTTATTAACATTCTGTTGTTACAGTTTGTAGAATTTGTTCCGTAGTGTTCTTCATTAGCATCAAACAAAACCATTCTATTAGCTTTACTCTCCACTTTATTTTTTCCTATCATAGTATAACCATCATTATCATTTAAATAATATATAGCTGCTTTACATTTAAAATCTTGATCTACATGATAAGCAGTTTCTACAATTTTTTCTGAAGGAGGGTTTAAATTAGCTTTAATTCTTACAATAGCCACTGGTTTTAATTTATCTAATATAGGTTTTATATGATCAAAAAAGTCAGAGTTAATATTATTGTCCATATAAAAATGGTGAGAAAATTGAGATCTAAATAAACTTTCTTCTATTATATTTCCTGAAGCGTCTCTATCTACTTTTTTGTTAATATAAAACCAGGGAAACTCGTTTGATTCCATTATTGTTTTTAAAATAAGGTGTTGGGTTAAATCTAAATAATCATCAATAATTTTATACATCTTTTGCCATCTCTTTTGGAATAGCTGTAATATTCCAATGTATAAATCTAAATGGTTCTTTGCCATGATCTACTGCATACTCGTGTTCTAAATAACCTGGAAATATAATTAATGTACCTGGTTTTGGTTTAAGATGAAATTGTTCGTGACCAGGCCATACACCTTTTAAGTCTGGTTTCATTTTTAATTTTGTACATCTTGCACCAGTCTTTGGTTCGTGAAATACAGGATAAGAAGTTTTATCACTACATTTTAAAAAATAAAAACCTGATACGTGTTGATTCCAATGTATGTGTGCACTGTGATGACCACCACCTTTTTTAGCAAACTCTTGTACCCACAACTCACTAAACATAGTTGTGTATTGTGACATGTCATAACCTTGGTGATCTAAATATTCCCAAGACTTTTGACCAATGTAATTTCTAAAATCTAAAAAATCATTATCAGCTGTAAGCGGTGTTGAATGATATGATCTGCCAAAATCACCATTTTGTTTTATCCAATTTTTTTCTCTTTTACGAGCATCACTAATATATTTATTACTCGCTTTGTTTAACGATTTAACAAACTCAGGTTTTTCTTCACTCCATACTACAGTTGGAAAATAACTATTTATAAACATTATCTAAAAGGCCTCCCTATATGCCATACCACAAGACTATATCTTGTGCCTGATGTTACCGGTTTAACTCTATGCCACACAAAACTAGGAAATACAATAATAGATCCTTTTGGTAATATCTCTTTACATTGTATTCTGTGTTTTGATTCATCTCGCATATGTGGATCGTAGTTTCTAAAATCAAATTCTAATTCACCACCCTGGTATTCTGAACCATCTGTCAACTGACAGGTCATGGATAATTTTCTAATCTTACCATGTTCAGGTGTATCGGGTTTATCATAAGGTTTTTCCCAACTATCACAATGCCAATCATAATATTGGTTTAATTTATATTTTGTAAACTGACAAGACTCACTTCTGTCCCAATCAAAATTCCAACCAGCCATTTCATTAGCTTCGTGAACATATGGATGTAATTCTTTATATATCCAAGTATCGTTTAGCCATACTAAATCTGATTTTCTTTTTCTTTGTAAATTTTTAACTTCTTCTTTATTTAATTCTTTATCACCATAGCCACCAGTCCTAGCCATAACTTCTTTTTGTGAGTTAGCATATTTAATAACATCATCACAAAATTTAGGTGTAAGCACACCACTAAAATACCAATAATAATTAGATATATTCATATGTTATAGTTTGCACAAAATTTAAACTATCCTTTTGATTATTAGTTATGTAATACATATTAGTTGATGGAAACATAATAAATTTGTTGTTAGTTAATGGTATATCCCAACTTCTACCTTTACGTCTATTGTCTTCATAATGTATTCTGACCATACAGTCTTTGACTTTTACACCATATAATAATGTGTAATCTGGTGAATTACGTAAATCTACAGGATCTATATTTAATAAAGGAATTGTTGTCTCTTGAGGCTTATACATATTTCCCCAAGTTTCTTTGTTAACTAAAGTAAACCCATAGTCTAAATTTACATGATCTCTCATATAAGTATTTAACATATCGAATGTACGTGAGAATGGAAAATCTTTGTTTTGAATTACTGATTGTAAAATATCGATTGATAATTTATCTCGGTCAATATCCCAACCTTTGGGCATTGCCACATCACCATAATATAGAGCTTGCTCTGTTAATACTTTCTTCTGCATACCACCACCATTTTTAATTTATGCTTTGCTGTCTGTCAAGTCCCAAGATTGATTAGCTTCATTCCAAACGTAGTGCCATCTGTGAGTATCAGCTGTATTTTGTGATTCTTGCTCTGCAGTTAATGCAGGAGCATCACCAATAGGTGATTTCCAAGTTGCAGTCGTAGTATCTTTTACCCAAGATGCATATGGTTTTCTAGGCCAAAAAATTTGATTATCTTCATCCCATTCATAACCTATACCTGCGTAGTTACCCCTTAAAGGTGTTCCGCCATCTGAATGTTGATTCCCTGATGTATTGTAAGATGTTTGAATCCACATTTGTGCAGGCCAGTTGTTGTGTGTTTCTAACCACTGTTGACCCACTGTTTCATCTTCAACACCATCAGCGTTTAACATTTTATCGTTATCCATAGTTAATACCTGGATAACTTTTCCGTTAGCTCCTAGTTTTGCAAAATGTGCCATAATGTTTCTCCTTATATATTAATTTTAATTACCGTTCAACTATTGAAATTTATACCTTATTATTACTATACCAGATCCACCTGCGCCACTAATTGTACCATCAGAGACTGGTCCTCCGCCACCGCCACCACCAGTGTTTACTGTTCCAGCAGTAGAATGACAACCTCCTGGTGAAGGTGCTCCTGCTCCACCACCGCCTGTTCCACCGCTTCCACCTGCAGTGCTTGTTCCTGCTGGTCCTGCTCCACCACCGCCACCACCACCTGCTCTTGCTGTTGGTGTTCCATCAATAGATGAAGTTGCTCCTGTTCCTCCGTTTTTATTAAAAGGTGAATCTTGTCCTTGACCTGCTTGTGTTGCTCCACCACCACCACCACCGATAGGATATGGTGAACCATTTTGTCCTTGAGCTGGACTTACAGGAGGTGTGTTTCCTGTTCCACCTGATCCACTACAAGTAGCTCCTCCACCAGAACCACCATTTGCACCACTTAAACCACCAGCTCCTCCACCACCGCCACCACCAGCTCCTGTGATTCCACCAAAACTTGAATTACTTCCAGACGCACCTTGACCTGATCCTATTCCTGGTGTTCCACCACCTCCAACTACAATTGGATAACCTTGTGCTGTAACTGTGACTCTATTTGCAGGTGTAGAGTATCCATTTAAAGGACTAGCTGTATAACTATCTACATCGGTATTTTTAACTTCTCTAAAACCACCAGCTCCACCACCTCCAGCTGCAGTAGTAGTAAAAGGTGCACCACCACCTCCAGCACCGCCACCACCTACGATTACATAAGAAACTATATTTTGTGTTGCATTAGTGGCTACAGAACTTACGGTAAATGTTCCTGGACCTGTAAATTTATGAATTTTAAAATCTCCTGAAGTTGATTCAGTTCCACCACTAGCTGATATAAATGATGCTCCAACTACATTGGATGTTGCATCATTAATATTTTT